TTGGTTGGCAGGGTGATGGCAGAGTTTTAACTCCTGGTACATCTTTCTTTGAAGGAGAAACATCAGAAAGTTTAGAAGACCAAGCAGATGACTTTTTAGTTCAAGGTGCAAGCCCTATTCCTGAAGTTTTAGAATTATCTCCTGCTCAAGAATCAGCAAGAGAAATGGAAAAACTAATCCATGACCAAATTGAAGAATCTAATGGTAACTCTGAAATACGAAATGCTTTATTAGAAGCAGCTCTACTTGGAACAGGAATTATTAAAGGACCATTTAATTTTAATAAGCGTTTAAATAAATGGGAAAAGGATGAAGAAGGTAATAGAATATATAGTCCTTTAGATGTTAGAGTACCTAGAATAGAATTTGTTAGTTGTTGGGATTTTTACCCTGACCCTGCAGGAACAAATGTAGACGAGTGTGAATATATTATCCATCGTCATAAAATGAATCGGAGTCAATTAAGGCAACTACGTAACATGCCTTATTTTGATGAAGACGCAATTCGTGTTTGTTTGCAGATGGGAGCTAACTATATAGAGAAAGGTTTTGAAAGTCAGTTAAAAGATGATGTAAAAGCCAAAGATGCTTCCACTAATAATTTTGAAGTGCTTGAGTATTGGGGCATTATGGATGCTGAATACGCAAGAGAAGTAGGGATTGAACTTGATGATAGTATTGATGATTTAGATGAAGTTCAAGTAAACGCATGGGTTTGTGGAGATACACTACTAAGAGCAGTTATTAATCCATTTACTCCATATAGAATCCCTTATAACTCTTTCCCATATGAAAGAAATCCATATAACTTTTTTGGTATTGGTGTAGCAGAAAATATGGATGATAGTCAACAGATTATGAATGGTCATGCTCGAATGGCAATTGATAATCTAGCACTTGCAGGTTCGTTAGTATTTGATGTAGACGAATCAGCACTTGTAGGTGGGCAGTCAATGGAAATATATCCTGGTAAGATATTCCGCAGACAAGCAGGAATGCCTGGACAAGCAATACATGGAGTTAAATTTCCAAATACTGCTCAAGAGAATTTAATGATGTTCGACAAGTTTAGACAGCTTGCAGATGAACAAACTGGTATTCCTAGTTATAGTCACGGACAGACAGGAGTACAAAGTATGACTAGAACTGCATCAGGCATGTCAATGTTACTAGGTGCAGCAAGTTTAAACATTAAAACAGTTATCAAAAATCTTGATGACTTTTTATTGAAACCTCTAGGGGAATCATACTTTCAATGGAACATGCAGTTCTTTGAAGGCGACCTAGATGTTATTGGTGATTTAGAAGTTAAAGCTACTGGAACAAATAGCTTGATGCAAAAAGAAGTACGTAGTCAGCGATTGACAATGTTCCTTCAAACTGCACAAAGTCCTGCTATTGCTCCTTTTGTTAAAATTTCTAAATTAGTAAGTGAACTTGCCTATAGCTTAGATTTAGACCCTGATGAGATTTTGAATAATCCTGAAGAGGCTGCTATTATGGCACAAATCATAGGAATGCAAAATGCTGGACAAACAAATGGCAATGAGGCTCAAGGTGCTGGTGGCGAACAAGGAGGCATGGGAGCCCCTGAAGGAGTTCCTGCAGACGCAGAAGAACTTGGACCTACAGGCACTGGTGGTGGCAACATCGGAACAGGAAATGTTCCGTTACCAGGGGAGGATACATTCTCTGGTACGGTTGGAGGAGCTGCCGCAACTGGTTAATGAGGCTATAAATAGGAAAGAAGAAGATGGCTAAAAGTATATTAAAAGATGATGCTGTCGATATAAAGTTAGAACAAGAACTTATTGAAAGAATAAAAGCGGAAGGAAGAATACAAGCTTCATTAGAAAATATGCAAGATGAAAAAGCAGAAGAAGCCCTTGAAGATATTGAAGCAATCATGGCTCATGGTAGGATTGCTGCAGGTGAAGAAAGATTAAGAGAAAGAGGAGACTATGCTACTGGTGGGTCTCTACTTGCAGACGATATGAGTACTATTATTATTGAAGAAGAAACTCCTATCGAAGAAGTTGAAGAAATAGAACAACAAGTATCAGAAGAACCTGAAGAAGAACAACTTCCAGATGAAGAAATGGAAGATAACTATATAGATTTTATTATTGATGAAGCCTTAAACGAAGAAGAAGAGGCTTTATTAACTGAACAATTAGAAAGCAACCCAGAACTAAGTTTTATATTTGATAAAGTTTTGGAAGTTGCCACAGAATTTGCTGGTTCAGGACCTATTGAAGGCCCTGGGTCAGGAGTCTCCGATTCGATACCTGCAAGGTTGTCGGATGGAGAGTTTGTTTTTACTGCAAAAGCCACAGAAGAAATTGGTGCTGATAATCTTCAGCGTATGATGGAAGATGCGGAAACTACAGTAGATAACAGACTAACTGCTGCTGAAGGTGGTGAAATTAGGGAAGAGGATGTTGTTGAATATAAAGTTGGTGATAAGCCAACCATGCAACAAGATATTCGAGTCGTTAAAGAAACAGTCGGAGCAACTGCAGGAATGCAAGAGCAAGACGATTTAGTTAGCGAGGAGATTAAAAAAAGAATGCTCGACCCTACTAGAAACTACGTCAGAAGCTAAATAAGCGATAAAGCCACCCTAAGTTCTTTAGGCACTTTATCATGAAATTAACCGAAAGGCTACCTTTACAAGACAAGCCCTGTTCTGCAGAGACAGCTACCTTGTTAAACGAGCCCTGAGTAGGAGAAAGAAAATGACTGAAAATGTCGAAAAAGAGGAACAAGCAAATCCTTATAATTTAAAAAAAGCTTGGCATAAAGGAGATGATAAACCTTTTGTATCTTCGGATAGTGTGTATTTTGAAGCTCCTTCAACTGAACATGACGAAAGTGATGAGATTGAAGAAGCTAAAAAAGTAGAGGCAGTAAGTAAGGATAAACCTTACAAACGACCAAACTACAAAAAAAGATACGATGATTTGAAGAAACATTATGATTCAAAACTTAATGAGTTTAAGTCTAGAGAAGAAGAGTTAATAGAAGAAGTTGCTAAAAATAGAGCAGACTATCAAACTCCAAAATCTCCAGAAGAACTTGAACAATTTAAGAAAGAATATCCAGATGTATACGAAGTAGTAGAAACTGTTGCACATCTACAAAGCGAATCTAAGGCAAAAGTTCTAGAAGAACGTCTTAGTAAACTCCAAGAAAGAGAGCAAGAGTTAGTACGAAAAGATGCAGAGAAAAGGTTAATGGACAGACATCCTGATTTTGGTGATATCAGAAACAGTGATGATTTCCATGAATGGGCAAAACAACAGCCTAAGTCAATCCAGGATTGGATTTACAATAACGCTGAAGATGCCGATTTAGCTTCTCGTGCTTTAGATTTATTTAAGAAAGATATAGGCCTTGATGTTCCTAAAAAGACAAAGTCAAATTCTAAGAAGACTAAGCAATCCGCTGCTGATATGGTATCTACTAAAACAACTAGTGTAGACCCACAGCAAGAGAAAGTTTGGTCTGAAAGGGAGATTGCTGCAATGAGCGTTGATGAATTTGATAAATATGAAAGTGAAATCAGTGAAGCAATGCAAAGAGGAGCAATTGTAAGATAAACTATAACTCAAGGAGAAAGTGTCATGGCTCAATATTTTGAACCAAGTCCAGATACTAATGCTAACTTTGGGAACTCCGTCAGTGGACAAACAAATAGTTTCTTCCTACCCTCAGTCTATTCTAAAAAGGTACTTAACTTTTTCAGGAAGGCTTCGGTAGTTGAAGCTATTACTAACACTGATTACTCAGGTGAAATTTCATCTTTTGGAGACTCTGTAAAGATTATATCTGAACCTACTATTTCTGTGTCTGATTACACAAGAGGTAGTGATACGACTGCTACTAAACTGACCGATGCTGAAACAACTCTAGTTGTTGACAGTGCAAAAGCTTTTAAATTCATCGTAGATGATATTGAAAGTAACATGTCTCATGTTAATTGGAAAGAGGTTGCAAGTTCTTCAGCTGCGTATGCTCTCAGAGATTCATACGATGCTGCTGTAATTGCAACTATGTTTAGTGGTTGTTCTGCTTCTTCCCCTGACCATATAATAGGTTCCGACAGTTCTACTGCTGATTCAACTATGACTCACGCAACTAATTCTGTTGACCTATTAGGTTCAGACGGAACAGGAGTAGATGCTTTAGACCTTATGGCAAGATTTGCTAGATTATTGGATGCTCAAAACGTACCTGAAGAAGGTAGATGGTTTGTAGCTCCACCAACTTTTTATGAAGAGTTGTCTAAATCTAGTTCTAAACTCTTGTCCGTTGATTACAACGCAGGTCAAGGTTCACTCAGAAACGGATTAGTATCCAGTGGGAAATTACGAGGATTTGATATGTATAAATCCAATAACGTTGCCTCAACATCTAATGCTACAGGTAAGGTTTTAGGAGGTCATATCTCATCTACTGCTACTGCAAACACTATTTTGTCAACTGAGGTCATTCGTGACCCAAGTTCATTTGGCGATATAGTTAGAGGGTTGCATGTCTACGGTGCGAAAGTACTAAGAGATTCTGCTCTTGTCAGTGCATTCTATGTAATTGACTAAAACTTAAAGGAGGAGGGGTCTTCTCGGGGGCTCCTCTGACTTTTTTAAAATTTTTAATTTAACAGAACATATATGCCATACGATACCAAAACAAAGAAGCGTTATCCTTATACTAAAAAAGGTAAGGCAGCTTATCGTAAGGCTAAAAGAAATAGAAAAGCTATAGGCGGAGAAGTCATGCCTAAAGCTAAACCTAATTAATAGGAAGAGATTATGGCAACATCTTATTTAGATTTAACAAATGAAGTATTAAGAGAACTTAATGAAATTCCCTTAACATCAGCAAATTTTGGTTCTGCTGCTGGATTACAACAGTTTGTAAAAGACTCTATCAATAAATCTATTTTTGATATAGCTAATGAAGAACCTCAACTACCCT